AAATTTGATGCGGCTATTAGTTCTGGTTTAGCTATAATGGCATGCAATAGACATCTATATAGACCAAACCCAATGGTTGAAAAACCAAAGTTAAATTTACGTATTGCAAGATACAAAAACGCCGGATCAACGTCGGAAATAATAAAATAAATATATGGCTGAGTCAGTTATAAAAAGTTTTTTCCCAAGCCAAGTGGCTAGCGATCAAGAAAAGTTGTCGCTGGAGTATGGGCTTAGAGTTGGTAGAGCTATTCAAGATGAATGGTTTAAAGCTGATTCTGGTACTACAAGGTTTAAAAGTAATCAAAATACATTTCATAGATTAAGATTATACGCGAGAGGTGAACAGCCAATTCAAAAGTATAAAGATGAATTATCAATTAACGGGGATTTATCATATCTTAATTTAGATTGGAAGCCAGTGCCTATTATACCTAAGTTTGTTGACTTAGTTGTAAACGGAATTTCCGAAAGATCATTTGATATTAAAGCTTATTCGCAAGATCCTTACGGTGTAGAAAAGCGGACTAAGTATATGGAAAGCATTATACGCGACATGCAAACCAAGGAGCTAAACGAATTTGTTCAGCAAGAGTTTGGTATAAACATGTTCGAAAACGATCCTGCTAAATTACCAGAGTCACAAGAAGAGCTTGAATTACACATGCAGCTAACGTATAAGCAGCAAGTTGAAATAGCTGAAGAACAGGCTATAAATGTTTTACTCGACGGCAACCACTACGATTTAACTAAGAAAAGAGTTATATACGATTTATCCACTATAGGTATTGGGGCGGTAAAAAATTCTTTTTCAAAATCAGAAGGAATTACCGTTGACTATGTAGATCCCGCTAATTTAGTTTGGTCTTACACAGAGTCTCCTTATTTTGACGATATATATTATGTAGGCGAAGTGAAACAGGTGCCCTTAAACGAGCTTAAAAAGCAGTTTCCGGAGCTAACCAACGAAGAGTTAGAGTCTATATCTAAACAAGGTTACCAAAACAATGGATTTTACGATAGAAGTATAACAAACTCAAACAATTCAGATTCAAACACTGTTCAAGTATTGTATTTTAATTACAAAACTTATATGAATGAAGTGTATAAAATTAAAGAGACAGCTACAGGAGCAGCTAAGGTATTACTTAGAGATGATACATTCGATCCTCCTGTTGAAGTTTTAGAACAGCAGTTTGGTAAACTTGAAAGATCGCTAGAGGTTTTATACGAGGGTGTTTTAATATTAGGTACAGACAAGCTTCTTAAATGGGGTATTGCTACTAATATGATGAGACCCAAAAGCGATCAAACAAAAGTTTTAATGAGTTATGCAATCAACGCGCCGAGAATGTATAAAGGGCGTATTGAATCATTAGTAAGCCGTATTACTGGTTTTGCTGATATGATACAGCTAACTCACTTAAAGCTACAGCAGTTATTATCAAGGATGGTACCGGATGGTGTTTATCTTGATGCAGATGGTCTTGCTGAAATAGATTTAGGTAATGGAACAAATTACAATCCGCAAGAAGCATTAAATATGTTTTTCCAAACAGGTTCTGTAATTGGTAGATCTTTTACACAAGACGGGGATATGAATCCTGGCAAAGTTCCTATACAAGAGATAACGTCTGGTAGTGGAGGAAATAAATTGCAAGCTTTAATTAGTACTTACAATTATTACCTACAAATGATACGCGACGTAACCGGTCTTAATGAAGCTAGAGATGCAAGTACTCCAGACTCAAGAGCATTAGTTGGCGTACAAAAGCTAGCAGCGGCGAATTCAAATACCGCAACAAGACACATACTCGAAGCCGGATTAAACATAACGTCTCATTTAGCTGAATGCTTATCACTTAGGATATCAGATATATTAGAGTATTCACCAACAAGAGAAGCGTTTATACAAAAAATAGGTGGACACAATGTAGCCACGTTAGGCGAGATGGGTGATTTACATCTGTATGATTTTGGTATATTCTTAGAGCTAACACCGGACGAAGAGGAAAAAGCATTATTAGAGAATAATATACAAACAGCATTGTCAGCTGGTTTAATTGATTTAGATGATGCAATAGATATTAGAGAGATTAAGAATATTAAGCTGGCTAATCAATTGCTTAAATTAAGACGTAAAAAGAAACAAGAACGTGACCAGTTAATGCAACAGCAAAATATTCAAGCTCAAGCAGAGGCTAATGCTCAGTCACAACAAGTAGCCGCTCAAGCTGAAGTTCAAAAGAATCAAGCTTTAACAGCACAGAAAGCAGAGTTGATGCAAATGGAAAACCAATTTGATTTGCAAAAACTACAAGCTGAAGTAATGGCTAAGAAAGAATTAATGGCTCAAGAGTTCCAATACAATATGCAACTAAAGAGTCTAGAAACTCAATCTCTGTCACAAAAAGAAAATGAAAAAGAAGATCGTAAAGACGATCGAACTAAGTTACAAGCGACACAGCAAAGTAAACTTATAGAGCAAAGACAAAACAACACTCCTCCTCAAGACTTTGAGTCTAGCGGAAACGATATAATAGGAGGCGGTTTTGACTTAGGTTCTTTCGAGCCTAGGTAATAATAGTAGTGTATAATTATATAATATTTTATCATGTCAGAAAACCAAGAAGAAGTTCTTGATAACCAAGAGGAAACTCAAGAACAGGCTGCGCCGGAAACGAGTGTAGCTGAAGAGAATGGACCCACCCCTGTAACACAAGACGAGGAAGGTACAATTAAAATTAATTTAGCAGAATTAAATAAGCCACAAGAAGATGCCGTTCAAGAGCAAAGCGCAGATGACAGCAATGATGTTGTCGGAGAATCCGAAGACTCGCCAAGTAGCGAAGAAGTGGTTGAAGAAGTACGGGAGCCCGAACAAAATGAAACACCCGTTCTTGAAGAAGTAACAGGTGAAGAGGTCGAAGAGGCTGCCGAAGAATTAGAAGAGCAAGTAGAACAAGCATTAGTTGAAGCGGAAGCTGGTATAGAACTGCCTGAGAATATACAGAAGGTAGTTGAATTTATGAATGAAACCGGTGGAACGTTGCAAGACTACGTAAAGCTAAATACTGATTACTCTCAATTAAACGAAGCTCAATTAATTAAAGAGTATTATGAAACAACAAAACCTCATCTAGATTCAGAAGACATAAACGTCTTAATGGAAGAGTTTTCTTACGATGAGGAATTAGATGACGAACGTGCTATTAAAAAAGCTAAAATTGCTTTTAAAGAGGAAGCAGCTAAAGCTAAAAAGCATTTAGATGGATTAAAATCCAAATATTACGAAGAAATTAAAGCTGGATCAAGATTAAACCCTGATCAGCAAAAAGCTGTAGAATTTTTTGATCGCTATAACAAAGAACAAGAAGCGGCTCAAAAAGTTGAAAACCAGCAAGCAAAAACATTTTTACAAAAAACTGATAATGTATTTAGTACAGATTTCAAAGGTTTTGATTATTCTGTGGGGGATAAAAAATATCGGTTCAAAGTAAAAGATGCGAATAAAGTTAAAGAAACCCAAAGCAACATTAATAATTTCGTCAAGAAGTTCTTGAATGATAAAAATGAAATGGTTGATGCTAAAGGGTATCACAAATCTTTATTCACAGCAATGAACGCTGATACTATTGCCAATCACTTTTACGAACAAGGAAAAGCTGATGCAATGAAAGATAGCGTAGCCAGGTCTAAAAACGTAGATATGGATCCGAGAGGGACTCATGAAAAAGTTACGACACAGAATGGCTGGACTATTAGAGCAGTGCCCGGTGATAATGTACGCGGTTCAAAGCTAAGGATTAAAAAGAAATAATTAGTTAACCATTAAAAAATAATAAAATGGCATTTGCAACTTCGCCAACCTCGTTGGCAAACCTAAGTCACTTGACCCCACGCCCAGTAAAGGGCTTGTTTGGTGACAACTATCTTTCTGTAGGAGAGATGGATTTTACACAACAATTTCTACCTGAAGTATACGAAAAAGAAGTAGAGAGATACGGTAATCGTACTATCTCTGGATTTTTACGTATGGTTGGGGCAGAGATGCCTATGGCTTCTGACCAAGTAGTATGGTCTGAGCAAGGTCGTTTACATATCGCTTATGACGATGTTTCTGTAGTAGATACAGCTAATCTTACATTCCCAGCTGGTCACTTGATCGGTAAAGGTATGACTATTATCGTGTCTAAAGGATTCACTACTCAGAAAGCTTATGTTAAAGACGTAGTAGGACAAACTGTAACTGTAGATACTTACGGTGAGGTTTCTGGTATTACAGTAACTGGGGACGACGTAAAAGTATTTGTTTACGGTTCTGAATATGCTAAAGGAACTAGCAACGCTGGTAATTCAGTTGACGCTTCTTTCACAACTTTCAACAACAAGCCAATTATCCTTAGAGATAAGTATAATGTAAACGGTTCTGATGTTGCTCAAATTGGTTGGGTAGAAGTAACTACTGAAGCTGGAACTTCTGGTTACCTTTGGTACTTAAAATCTGAGCACGAAGCTCGTATCCGTTTTGAAGATCAACTTGAAATGGCTATGGTTGAAGCTGAGAAATCATTAAACGTTGATGGAACAACAAGAGCTATCACTCCTGCTTCTGGATTTGGAGGCGGTTCAGCGATTACTGGTTCTGACGGTTTATTCTCTGTATTAGAGACTCGTGGTTTAGTATATAATGACGCTGACTTTGCCGCTGCAGATGGTGCAGGTCTTGCTGAATTTGATACTATTCTAGCTGAACTTGATAAGCAAGGTGCTATCGAAGAAAACATGCTTTTCCTAGATCGTGGAACTTCTTTGTCTATCGATAACATGCTAGCACAACAAAATTCTTACGGAGCTGGCGGTACATCTTACGGTGTATTTGACAACTCTGAAGATATGGCTCTAAACTTAGGATTCTCTGGATTCCGAAGAGGTTCTTATGATTTTTATAAGACTGACTGGAAATATCTAAACGATTCTACAACTCGTGGATTGGTTGCAGATATTGAAGGTGTTTTGGTACCAGCAGGAACTTCAACAGTTTATGATCAACAATTAGGAAAGAATATCTCACGACCATTCCTACATATTCGCTACAGAGCTTCTGAAGCTGATGACCGTAGATTAAAGTCTTGGGTGACTGGATCAGTTGGTGGTAACTTCACAAGTGACGCTGATGAAATGAATGTTCATTTCTTATCTGAAAGAGCACTATGTGTACAAGCTGCTAACAACTTTGTATTGTTGAAAGCAACAAGCTAGTATTTTTACTGTAGTAATTACCCTCGTTGAATTTACGGGGGTAGTTATTACCTTTATTAACATTTTTATTATATCATATTATGGCTAAGAAAGCTAACGCAGAAGAAAAAGTTGAGGTTGCGCCTCAGCCAGTTGTTGAAAAAACACAACAAATTAAAAAACAACCCGCTAAACCAGAGTGGGAAATTAAAGATAGATTATATACGCTTAAAAGCAATAAACAACCTTTAGTATTTACAATACCATCTAAACATTCAGCAAAAAGACCCTTAATGTGGTTTGACGAAAATAAAGGTTACCAGCGTGAGTTAAAATACGCTACCAACCAAAGATCGCCATTTGTTGATGAACAACAAGGACCTGCCACTTTAGGTAGAATTGTAATGAGAGATGGGGCATTACGTGTGCCAAAAGAAAATCAAAATTTACAAAAACTACTTTCATTATACCACCCTTTCAAAGACGAGGTGTATGAAGAGTACAAGCCAGTACAACAAGCTGCAAATCAATTAGATTGGATTGAGGCTGAAATAGAAGCGCTAAACCTAGCTAAGTCACTTAGCATAGATGAGCTAGAAGCTATTTTAAGAGTTGAATTTGGTAACAAAGTTAATGACTTGTCAAGCAGCGAATTAAAACGCGATGGTTTGATTTTTGCAAAAAGAAAACCTTTACTGTTTGTTGAGCTTGCTAAAGACGATAATGTACAATTAAGAAACTTTGGTATTAAAGCTGTTGAGTCACGCATTATACAATTATCAGCAGATCAAAGAACTTTTACGTACGGCGATACTAAAAGAAAGCTTTTAACTATACCATTCGATGAAAATCCATATTCAGCATTAGCTGCATGGTTTAAAACTGATGACGGTGTTGAGGTTTATAAAGCAATTGAAAAAAGACTTAAATAGTCACTCATAGTGGTTAGGCCATTGTATGAGTGGCCTAATTACTATAAATAAAAAAATATGAGCGTAAGTATAGATACTGTTTATCAAAGAGTGTTGGGTATTCTCAACAAAGAGCAACGAGGATATGTTACGCCTCAGGAATTTAATTTGTTTGCAAATCAAGCTCAATTAGATTTATTTGAGCAGTATTTTTATGATATAAATCAATTTGGAAGAGGCCCTGGTAATGACACAGAGTATTCTGACATGCTAGATTTATTAAATAAAAAAATAGCAATATTTGAAAATCAAAATGTACTAACATACGATGCTACAAATAATTACTTTTCTTTGCCTAATGATATGTACCGATTAGGAACTGTCATATACACTAATACTACCACAAGGGATCTTTACCCTTCTCCTACGCAGCCCGCTAACTTTCCGGTTGCTGACCCAGTAATATACAGACAAACTCTTAACGAAGACATAGAAGCGGAGCGTATCAATGGAAATGAGTTTTTATATATTAACTCTTCACCGTTAACAAAGCCAAAAAATATTAGACCTATATATGTATCTAAAAATGGTAATGTTAATGTGTATGGTGACACTGAATTAACTTCTGGTGTAAAGTGTAATTATATACGTAAGCCTGCTAAGGTTGAATGGAAATACCAAATGGTATACGGTGAAGCTTTATATGACGCAACTTATTCTCAAGATTTTGAATTACATCCCTCAGAAGAAACTGAGCTTGTAATAAAAGTATTAGAATTAGCTGGGCTAGTTGTTAAAGATATACAAATGTATCAAATAGCAGCTGGTGAAGAAGTTAAAAATACACAACAAGAAAAAGCATAATAGATGGGTTTACTATATCAAAATAACGAGCAATACTACTTAGGCCCAGACGGCATATGGAATAGCTATGATGAAAACTATGGCGACTACCAAGCTATTTCTATAAAAGACATTATAAATAATTTTATAATATCTTATGTTGGTCAAGATAAGCTTATAAGTAAGATAAAAAGAACTGATGTAGCTTTCCACGCCCAGCGCGGGTTAGCTGAAATGAGTTTTGATATATTACCATCTGCAAAATGGATTGAGGTTGAGGTAGGGCCAACACTATATGTGCCATTACCGCAAGACTTCGTAGGTTATGTAAAAGTAGCAATGACTGATGAATCTGGTATAGAAAGAATATTGTATCCAGCAAGAAAAACAGGCGACCCTGTTCCTTATGTGCAGGATAACGAATACGAATATATATTTGATGAGCAAAACAGAGAGATTGTAACAGCTACACCGTCTGAAACATTTAAAAGATTTAGAAGATCAGAAAGATCAGGTAGTACTCCTGAGTCAGATTTTCAAAATATGAACAATGCTGACCTCATCCAAGGAGCATCTTTAGGGCGAAGATACGGGTTAGACCCTGAGCATTCACAAAGTAACGGTGTATTTTTTATAGACCCTGTGAGAGGTGTTATGCACTTTAGCTCAAACATTGTTGGCCAAATAATTTCAATAAAGTACGTATCGGACGGGTTGGCAACAGATGATGAAAGTAAAATACATAAGTTTGCAGAAGAGGCTTTGTATAAATATATAGCTTATGCTATTGTATCTACTAGGCCACAAACGCCTGAGTATATAGTGCAACGTTATAAGAAAGAAGCAAGAGCATCAAAGCGTAATGCTAAATTAAGACTATCGAATTTAAAATTAGAAGAGCTTACGCAGGTTATGCGAGGCAAGTCTAAGCAAATAAAACACTAGAATATGGCGGAACTTGTAAGGACTTTCCAAGGAGGTACTATGAACAAAGACCTCGACGAAAGACTTGTTCCTAATGGAGCCTATGTGGACGCTTTAAATATTCAAGTGTCAGACTCACAAGGTTCAGATGTAGGGGCTATTGAAAATATTCAAGGTAACTTAGAAAGAAAATATAAATCATTTAACCAGACCACAGGCGAATTTATAGAGTGGAGTGGTGGT